CCAGTCGTAGTAAGTCCTGTCAGCGTAGTGCCTACTTGCTCTCTGATCTGCTGTCTTATGTGACTCATTGCTGTTCCAGTTGAATCTCAGAGATGCCTGTGCCGTCTGGGCGAATGTTTACAACTTTGTAAGTGATGCCGCTGATAACCATTGTATCTTGATGTGCAATAGAAGCTGCATCAGCAGTACGAATAACTGCAATAGGTTGATTGACTTCTACCGCAACACTGCCGGTCTCAACTGAAAAATAATCGTTGAGCAAGATCGTCTTGATCGTAGTTGCAGAACCACCGGCAGGCGTATAACTACAGTCAACGCCGAAATCGTTCAACATGATCAGCCGGTCAGCGGCGGTCTCTACCATCTACTTCTTCTTTTTTGTGTACGTTCGTTTCTTAGGCGCTTCAGAAGACTCATCTAAAGCAACAGCCCTGTTCTCAACTTTAGGCTCATCGTATGGGGCGATCCTACCAATGCCCAACAACGCCTTTGCCTCTGCATCAGAGATCTCTACTATTGACTTAGCCTTTCTAGGCGCACCGTCAATAACACAGTTCCGCAAAACTTGATATTTCATCTTGCCTCCAAGATTCGGTGGGGCCGAAGCCCCACCTATCTTAATTACCACTGTTAGTCACCTTGGTCATTACCGAGGCAGAAGCTAACTGCGTGTCGTACAGCAACGTCCATAGTCTGGACTGCGCGGATCAGGATAGTTCCTGACTTGCTGTTGGTGTATGGATCAACCAATACATCCAAACCGCCCCACATTCCAACCAAGAGATCGCTGAAGTTACCGAAGTACAAGTCGCCTGCTGAACACTGGTTAGAGACAATAGCCTTATAACCGTTCATCGTGCCGCCTGGCTCAATGACGAACTGTGCAGTGTTGGAAGCCTTTTCTACAGTCTTCAACGCGCCGTACATTGACGCAGGAAGGATGTAAGCAAGGTTACCTTGCAGAGCGTTGTCTGCTGCAACTTCTGTTTCCATTTGAACAACTTGTGCGAACGTAGGAATTAAGTCCGTAGCAGCACCGAAGTCAACAGCGTTAATACCGCTGGTGCTCTTGATGCCGGTAGGCTGACCGCTTGAGCCAGTTCCCGCTAACGCTGCCAAGTCCATTGCAGTTGCAATAGCTTGTGCCAAGTCATCACGAATGAGCGCTTCAATGTCTAAAGTGCTCTGCTGGATCATACGCCGAGTTACTTCAGTAAACGCACCCAGATCCTTCGGAGAGAGGGAAATCTGGCTGAAGGTAGGCTCTGATTCAGCTACGCTTGCGCCTTCACTAGCAAGCCAAGCAGCAGAAGAAGAAGTCGCTTTCTTCGGAATCTTAACATCGCTTTGAAGACCACTGAGGATACGCGCACCAGCTTGCATTACTGAAGACTGGTTTCGCAATACGTCAATGAAGTCACCGCCACGGAAATCTTCCGTAAGCATGTTGGCATCATCACTAGTATTGATGTCACGAGTCCAGTTACGCAAAACATCAGCAGGAAGCATTACACCTTGTGCAGTGCGGCCATACTGGTCAGCAGCAGCCCGTGAACACTCAAACTCAAATGCAGCTTCTTCTTGAGCGCGACGATCATGGGGATTTGCAAGCGCGTTGATAGCACGTACAAGGCTGAATCGCTTAACTTCGTTGCGAGTCATGCCAATGTTTTGAGACTCAAGTCCCTCAGTGCTTTTGATTTCGTCCAGAAGGATTCCGCGGAACTCTTCAATTGAACGGCCTTCTGAGATAGCTTTTTGAGCCATATCAGACTTATTGTGCCGAGCGCCTAGCTCAACAATCTGTGCAGCATTCCGTTGTTCAGCTTTACGAGCTTCCGCTTGTACTGCCGCAACGTCAACTGACTCTCTGACTTCTTCAGTCATGGGATCACCTCTATTTTCAGTTACAGTTATAGGTTGGGAAGGCTCGCTGGATCGTCCAACGCCGACTGTCACATCAGCAGGTAAACTTACCAAGCTGGCCTCAACGGGTCTCCAAGACTTAGCTACATAGGTATCCTTGTCTCGTTTCTCCATTTTATTGATAGCATAGCCAACACTTATGTTAGCTTTAATGCCATCAACGACATCTGAGAACGCTTCAGCGGCAAGTCCGTTTCGTCCAAAACGCACTTTAGCTCGGAGTCGCCGAGATTCACTGTCTAGTTCTACAGATTCTACTACGCCGATTTGCTGCTTTGGATCGTGATCCATGAGCAAAGGCGCTCGTCCAGATGCGAGAAAACTCAGGTCTATCGCTTCTGCACTATGTTCTAATACTTCATTACCAAAAGAGCGTTCAACAGGCTCTTCAGATGATAGGGCAATCTGGGCCGTTCTGCTTTCTTCGTCAATCGGGCCTTTGTCCATCCCCATTGCACGATACTCAACCTTGAGTTCAGCATCACGATCCATGTCTTCTATCATGGACTCATAATCAGAGTCTCGCTCATCATCATAGCTAGAAGTCTCAATCTCTTCTGTAGATTCCTCTTCCGAGTCATGCGCTTTGGCTAACTCAATGATGAAACTTTCCTCAGTTTCTTCTACGTTGACTACATGACGTTCCATAGGAATATCCTCTTGTCTTTCATCACCTTTTGATTTTAACGGATGTCCCTTAGGGAATACATCAGTATCGTGTTTACCGCCTCTAAACTTCCCATTCTTTAACGCGTATAAGAAGCTGTTAACTCTCGCCATAGCCCATTGTTCAGGACTCTTTACGTTTGGCCTTACTGACCCTGGATTGGTCTTATAAGCGCCTATACCACGATTAAATACCTTTCTCAGCATTCCCATCGTGACTTTCTTGTTCTGAGCTGTGACAGACTCGTTATGAGCCTTCATCTTGTTCTGCAACCCCTTCTCAGAGGATGAGTTTATGGCTCTTTCATTTTCCATGCTCGCCACTTTTCCTTGCGCCCAAGATGCGCCTGCATTCCCGCCCCACAAATCCCACGCAATTCGCCACGCGGTTGGACCTCCATCAGGCATCTTCTTGCTATAGTGCTTGGCTTTGTTGTTGCCATGCCTACTAAAGAACGAATGCATCCTTTTTACAGTGCTTGCAGACAATTCTGCGCCGTTCTTGATGTCTCTAGCGCGAGCTACGCCTACCGCAGTACCGCCTCTGCCGTACTCCTTGCGCCACTCTAAAGCCCTATTAGCGGCAGTCTTCATGCCTTCATTGGGCTTATAACTCGCCATCTTCGTCCTCTAAGTCTATATTTCTTTGAGTTCCGTAGGGTTCTATAGCATATTCTACTCCAAATTGCTCGGATAACTTCTTATCTCGCGCAATCTGGCTCAATAGCTCTTCGGTATCCATCCCATACTGGCCTGCAACGTGACCTAAGCTCAAAATACCGTTCTTCAAGCCGGTAACAGCCGCGTTCATCTCTTTTAGAGGGTCAACCCAGCTAAAACCACGGCCTCTGAACTCCGCAGAGACTGCAAAACGGTCATATTGCTTCAACGGGATGCCAAATGAGTTAATTTCCATCGCTGCACCCAACCAAGAGTCATAAACAGGCTTGATGAAGTGCTGAATCATGAAAGATGTCATGTTTTTGTAGAAATCACGCTCTTCCAAGGCTCCCTGACGGATACTTGAGTAAGATGTAGCCTCTAAATCGTTAGAAAGTGATGTGTAAGACACCCCTAAGCCACTTGCAATGCCTCGCAGGATAGATTTATGGAAGGTATCAAACTCATTGCTCGGAAATGCCGGTTCAAATGCAGTGAAATCAACTCCAGCAGGGAGCGTATGGAAGCTGCCAGGGTCGGCTTGTATTATAGGGCTTGTATCCTCGTAATCGTCAGCGACGAAGCCATCACCGCCAGCAACCTTGAAGAAGCCCATTTTTGACGCACCGACTCGCGCATTAACAACCGCGGCTTCTCTAAACGCGCCTAACTGCTTGATTGCAGGGATTGCCGGTGCCAGCCAAGGTTCTCCTCTGGTCTGGCCCGGTCTTAGCTGCTTGTATAAATGAATAACCTTGTCGGCTAATACCCTGTTGTACTTCTTCTCTCTTCGTTGAGATGAGAAATCATAATCTCCAGGATGATACGTCAAGATGTGATAAGCGACTGCACGGCCAAACTTGTTGACCTCAATACCCATGCGAATCTCGTTGCCATTCTCTAAACGCTTATTGTAAGTCTCGTCAATCTGGTCAGCTTCAATGAACTCTAACGCGAATGAATCGTGAAAGTCTGGCGATCTATGCTTGATCAGGAATGCTTCACCATCTTTCGCTAAAAGCTCTATAGCAAGCTTCTGAACGTCAATCCATGACATCTTGCCGCAGACTGTAGGCGATGCATACCGGCCCCACATCTTAAACGCGGTCTCTACAGCTTGATTTCCTGACTGGTCTAACTGACCCAATGAATCAACGGCTTTAGACTGATAGAACACGCCATTCTCGCCAATCACGTTAACCTTAAGTAGTTCAAAGTATCTGCGAGCGTATTCGTTATTCATGGACAGATCGCGGCTACGGTTACGCAGTTCTTTCAGCGCATAGCGTAATTCACTGTCTGCCGACCTCTCAGATGCAACAAAGTCAGCAAAAAGCCGACCATTGTTTACTCCTGCGTATGTTCTCTTGCTTATCTTGTCCTTTTCTGGACTACGTCTAAAAACGTCTAAGATTCCCATCAGAACCTCACCTTAATTGTTGCCGAGGTTGGACGGTGGTTTTCTGCGTCCAGTTTTGCCTTCTCGCTCACAACCTTGCCCGAGAAGTAATTGCGAGCATCTACAAGCTCTTGGAATGTCATCTTGGTCAGACTTCGTCCCGCAATGCTGTAAGACGAAACATCTGCGTCAGCCTTACCTTCAAGCAAAGACTCAATCTTGGTTAACATGATCTCTGAATGAGACCGAGGATCAGAAGCATTAACGTCAAGGTCAGGAACTACCGTGAAGTGACCACGGTCAATTACCTTCCTTTGTGCGTCCGATGTCCTTACTATCTCCACTTGCCAGTGATAATCACCTGGCTCATAGTTAGCAGTATCTGCTGAGTTAGCTTGTATTAAGTAGTAGTCGGATGTTTCAGTCGCTGTTAAGTTGATCTCATGATTGCCACCACCGGCAGCTATGCGAGCAATATAATTCAGACTGTATAAGTTGGTAGGGTAGGCATCAACGAGATCAGAACGCTTCCACTGAATAAAATCGCCTACAACGATCTCAGTCGGTTCACCCTCTAAGATATCGTCAAAATAGTTTTTATATGCCATTGTCACCGCCATGCATTGACGAAACCTTTCGTTCTAGGTACAAAAGGTCTAGAATAATTTTCCTTAGGCTTCTCAGCCTCCTTCGGCTCAGATCGTATTCTGTCCGAAATGGTATTGACATCTACGTTAAGTATAGCGTAAGCAGCCACAGAATACACCATGCAATCAAATGCTTCGTTGCGCGGCCTTCTCTTAACGAAAACCCTCCTCTTATAACCTCTAACGAACTTTGTGACAATCTTTTCTGCCGTTAATTGACGGAAGTATTCATCGTTCAATCTGTCCGAGAAATGCATATATCCAGCGCCTTCCTCGTTGATTCGCATCCGTGCAAACAATAAGTCCTTCGTCGCATCAACTCCGACTGGGAATAATGGGCACTTCATAGTGTTATTCTTGCTAGGTCTGCCTGCTATCGGCTTACCTTCACCGCCAACACCCTTGATAGCGAAATATCTCTTGGCATAGTTCTTCTTGCAGTATGCGTAGACAGAATTGGTAAAGTGACCGCCAGAGTCTATACATGCAGCGCGAGAGACGATTGTTCTGCCGTCAGTAGTGTCATAAGCCTTAGACAGTATATTATCCAGAGAGGCCCACAGTTGCGGCGTAGAGGGGTCTCCGTAAAGGACATGGTGATCTATGACCCAAGACTCATCATCTCTTCCCCAGCCTATTACACTCACCTCAAGGCGATCATCCTGCGTATCTACTCCGCAAGTGATAAACGCAATCTCTTCAGGCAGATCTTCAATAGGCTCTCTTCGCTCTGCTAGTGAATAATCGTCTACCTGTTCGCCTTCATCCTCCCAACTTTGAGCTAAGTACACGTTCGTCCACACTCTAAGCTGCTCGGGATTCTTCTTGACCGACAGAAACTCTCTCACGCCGTCAGATAGTGGTGTCCAAGGGGAATACAGCCCAGATATATGAAAGCCAGCGATCCCAGTGAAATCACCCTTGGCAATCCATCGTCCGTTACGGATAGACCACCTTCTGTCGGAATCTGACCAGAGACAGGAGCACTCGTCGCAAAAGTATTGAGCTGTATCAGGATTGTTGTCTGTCCATCGGACATTAGACCATCTTAGGGTCTGCTCGT